AAAAATGAAAATATCTGAAAATTGATTTCTTTTTTTATGCAAAAAATAGAATTATATTGAGATGAACCAGATGAACCAGATGAACCCTAACGCTACCCCCACCGAATATGTTTGGAATAATCACCCCACCGAAGATGGTGGATTTGATGCTAATGGATTAATGTTTATGAGTTGGAAACGGATATGGGAGTTCAAGAGAATGGAAACCCATAAATTATGGAATGAATTAGAAAAATTATTCAAGGCCGCATATTTAGATCCAGAACACGAAGGTGCATGGTATGTGAAAGAAGCATTTGAACCACAGATAAAATACATTACTACAATCATCAACCAGAGAAAAATCGGTGTGGAGTTGGAGTTGAAGAAGAAACATTTTATGTAAAATTGATTTAAATATTCTCCTTATAATATATATAAAGATGTCTAATCATTTAGGAGAAATGAAGAAGTATGTTTTCTACGGAGAGGGTGAAACCCATTCTATGCAACGCATCATAAGATTTTGTGACGATAAATCGTGTGATGAAATATTAAAAAGATTGGGTGAAGATAGAACAACTGTGAAAATAAAATATGAAAGACAGAGTGAAAAAACTAAAAAAGTAAATCATATTGATTGGAATAATTTACCAAAATTAACAATCAATCCACCACACCCAGAACTAATTGTTAAGTTTCAAAATCAACAAAAATTAGAACAGTTTTATACTGATATTCTTAAAAAACCTTATAAATATGAAAGAGGTATATTTTACCCAGAAAAACCATATCCTTATCAATTAAATGCATATTGGAAATCTAATCTACCAGAAGAACGAATAAAAAATAAATATCCTTTATTCGTTATTTCAAAAGGTAGATACCAACCAGATAGAAGTTTAACTCACAACTGGTTTTGCAAAAATAAAATACATCATTTTATGATTGTTGAATGTTGTGAAGAAGATAATTACAGACAAAACATGACTAATGAATATACAACAATATTGAAATTACCACCATCTTATGATAATTTAGGTAAAGGTTCTATTCCAGTTAGAAACTGGATTGATGACTATGCACGAATGTGTATGAAGGTAGAAAAATATTGGTGCATTGACGACAATATAATTTCATTTTATCGTTGGGAAAAAAATACCAGAAGACAGATTGTTGATACAACTGCATTCAGAGTTTGTGAAGATTTTGCTGATAGATATGATAATCTATTTATGAGTGGATTGCAATATAAATCATTTCTACCAGAAATATCAAGAGCAAGAACATTAGCAGTAAAAAATACCAGAATATATAGTTGCATTCTGATTTCAACTAAATTAAAGTTTATTTTAGATGGAACATTATGGAGAGGAATGTATAATGAAGATACTGATTTATCATTACGATTATTGAAAAAAGGTTATCCAACTGTATTGCATCAACAGTTCTTATGTGATAAATCTACAACTAATTCTGTAAAAGGTGGTAACACATCATCAATATATAAAGATGATGGATTACAGAGAAAATTAGAAAGTTTGATAAATCAACACCCAGATGTGGTGAAAGGAACAATTAAGTTTAAAAAAGTGCATCATCAAGTTGATTATAGACCATTTAAAAATAATAAATTAATTATGAAAGATAATTTAGATATTCCAGAAGTTGAAAATGATTATGGATTAGAAATACATGATAATTAATCTTTCCATTTAACTATTATGTCTTCTCCATCATCTGATGTTAATCCCCAATTTGCATAATCTTCTCTTAAATCAACAGCATTAAATAATTTTTTTCCTTCGTGTATAAAATGTCGTGAATATGAGGCAACATTATACCAATAATTCCAATGGTCTTTATCACATAATTTTTTATGAATAGCAAAGAATACTGTTCCAGTATCATTATCTTTATAAAATATGTAATCACTTTTATTTAATTCATAAGTCAGTTGTGTGGCTATAAACCCACTTTGAGTTCTAATCTTTCGTGTTTTCAACAGTTTCATCTTCCAATATGCAACTATTTCATTAGCGATTTTTCATTTCAATTTTGTGTAAAAATCAGAAAATTGAACTAATCAAAAGATATGGTAAAATCCCCTTTTACCTTTTTTATTGTAGTAATGCAATCTTTTCCCAGTTTCTCTTTACACCGTGTTGATTTACCATTACCCAGATTATATTTCCGTTTCATATAATATCTTTTCATATATTCTCTCCTCTTCTCTTTTTTCTGTCGTTCGGTTTGAGTTTTATTATCTTCCATCTATATATATGAGTGAGATAAAAATAAACCGAAAATGCCTATTATGTAAGAAAAAAATTAAAAAGTTTGCAAAATGGAACGATGATGTAGTTAGACCAATACATAGGTCGTGTTGGCTTAATTTTAGAGATTTTGGTGATAGACACTATGATTTTCTATTCTGTGGAGATAGAAAAAATCAAAAGAAGACAATAGTTGTTGAACCAAAAAAAGATCCAGAAAAATAATCATGGAGAGAAAAATGTTGATATAATATATAAAAATGAGTTACAAAATAAAACAATATTCAAAAAATCAAGCAAAAAAATTAGGAGTGATAATTCGTCCCTCCACACGGAAGGGAAAAAAAATTGATGTTTTTAAAAAAGTGAAAGATAAAAAAACTGGAAAAATGGTGGAAAAAAAAGTTGCATCAATTGGAGCCATCGGATATGGTGATTTTCCTACATTTACACAAGAAAAAGGTAAAGATTTTGCTAATAAAAAACGAAAAGCATATAAGGCCAGACATGAAAAGGATAGACATATCAAGGGGACGGCTGGGTATTATGCTGATAAAATATTATGGTAAATAAAAATAATTTTATACCTATTTATTATAAATGAATAGTTATAATAGTGCATTAACAGCCTACGCTCAATCAGCCGGAGAAATCAATAGTAATTTGGCTGGATACAGAAGTGATGTTGATAGGGTCAGAGGTTTAAACAAGCAGTTAGCAGAAGCAGCCGAAACAAAGATAGATTTAGATGCATTAAAAGGTATCGGTGAAGAAGCGGCCGTAAGAGCATTCAAAACATACGGTGGTAAAGCATTAGCGTATGTGGATAATAAACTTTTGGGAGGAAGAATACAATCTGATACAGAAGGATTGCAGAGAAAATTAGAAGGTAAAGCAAGGTCATTATATCAATCCGCAAGGGAGAGAATGTCTGGTGGTGGAACAGAAAGTGGTGAAGGAGAAGATGGTGTTGAACTACAAGATATTGAAGGGTCTGGTGATATTGATACTGGTTCAATTAGAGTTGGTAGAATGCAAGGTATTAGTGAAGATACAACTGGTGGTGTAGATGTTGAAGGTAATTTAGGAGATGAAGCATTAGTTGGAGAACCAGAAGAAACCGTTGGTTCATTTGAAGATTTTATGTCCCAGTTTGATACACCCATGACTGATACTGGTGATATTGATTTTGAGAGAAGCACTAACCAGTTGCAGATGGGATTGGAAGACAGAAGTAGTCGTCAGATGCGTGAAGAAGGAAATAGAGAGGCTGGTGAAAGAGAAGATATGGGTTCAGAAGATCAAGATGTTGGTAGAGAACCTTCCACAGAAGGTGGTGAGGAGGGTGGCGCCGACGAACCATTAGAAGGAACTATGGAAGATGGAGTAGAGGATTTAGGAGATACTGCTACTGGTGCATTGGAAGATGCAACATCTGGTATATCTGATGGTCTATCAGCATTAAGTGGTGCAGCCGAAGAAGGTGTATCATCTGCTGTTGCTGGTGGTTTGGAAGCGGCTGGGGCTGGTTTAGACGCAACTGGTGTTGGCGCCGTGATTGGTGTGCCCTTACAGATTGCTGGTGCAGTATTGGAAGGAGGTGCATTAGTTGAGGCCGCTAAATCAGTATGGGATTGGTTTGACGATGATATATTAGGTAATAAACCAAAACTACCTACTGTTGCTATTCCTAAACCTCAACCCACATTAGCACAGAGAGGACTACTTATTACACCTAATATGGATACATTAGATATGCAACCATCGTATGGTGGATTTTGAAATACTTATTAGAATATATACAAAATTGATTTAAAAAAATAGATTGTTATTATAATAATTATGATGAATATGATGAGTTTGCAAGTAGGTTCTGATGAATGGAAACAGTTTATGATGAATAGATTGGGTGTTCCAGATAGATTTTGTGATTATTTAGCAACTGGATTTCATTTCCAGTTTGAAGATGCAGAAAAAAGACAAGATATTGATTGGTTTAAACATTTTAGCAAAAAACATCAAGATTTTATGGATTTCCACGCTAACTGGACTTATCCAACTTTTGAATGGAATTGTTATAGAACATGGAGAGGAAAAGATGATCCGTGCATAGAAAAGGCAAAAATAATGAATAATTAGATTGAGATTATTTAGGAGATTTATGTATAAAAATTATAAAAACAATATTTCAATTACTTATATAAAACATTTATTATAATAACTACTTAAATAATTGTTATTATAATATTATAAGAAAATGGAAAATGTGGGGGAAAATGAAAATAATAATCTCTACTCATTATATATGAATTATAATATAATCCGTCCTATCAGAATTAGACCAGACGGTTCTGTTTCAGCATTATCTCAACAACGAATTAGACGAGAGTTTAATATAAATATCAGAGGTAGATTATCTCAACAAGAACGAAGAAGGAGGGTCATGACCTCTGCAAGACAGTTAAGAAATCCAGAAGGCCCACGATTTAGGAATGAAAGATATGCATATAGATTTTTAGCAACCCTCTATAATGAAAGTGCAGAAATAAATAATGAATTAGCACGAGAGAACAGACGACTATATGAAGAAATGGTTGAACGAGTAAGAGATTTTACTGTTAATAATAGAGATGAAAGCATTCCAATCACAAGACAGATGATAAATGAATTAGGAATGGTAGTAATATTGAGAGCAATAGCACAAAATATCGGACAACAGAGAGTTACATTGGAAGTTAGTTATGCTGATGCACCAGAATTATTTTTTACTTTTGATCCAGCAAAAATAACGCAATTAGCATTTGATTTGGAAGCAAGTCAAGTAAATGAAGAAAGCACATTAGTAGGTAGTGATAAAGAATGGTTGAATGAGTTAGATATTATTCAAGATATTACTATTAAACGAGTAAGAGATACTAATGCTAATCAAAATGCTAATGGTTCATTTTTTAAATGGTTGAATAAAACTCCTTTTGATTTTAGAAAGTATGGTATTTATGATAAATGTGAAAATGAAAATTATATAGATAACTGTTTAATTCATGCATTAAAACAAGTAGATGGTATTGAAAATAAAAAGATAGATGCGTGTAAGGGTATGATGTTTAATCGTGCAATACCTATTTGTAAATTAAATAAAATAGCAGATACAATTGGAATGAATATCAGATTAATGAAGAAGGATAATTGTAAAAAATCTAATATTTATGGGTCACATAAATATGCTAATGAGATAAAATTAGGATTAGTTGATAGTCATTATTTTATTATTGATAAAACTAATTTTACATCTTATGCACTAAAAAATTATAAAGAATTACAAGCAAAATATGAAACTATTGATGATTATAGAACTATTTATAAAATGAAAAATAAGAAAGGTAAATTATATCCAGAAAGAGATGAAAAAAGATGTATTAATTCTTATCAAGCAATCAATATGTTATATGATGGTAGAAAAGAATATCTATCACCAATTGCTTATGATGATGAAATATTTGGAACTATTTATTTTGATAAAGCAATAGATTACATTAATGAAAATGCAAGTGGATTAGATTATGATGAAGAATATTGTTTGAAACTAAATGATTATGATGAAGATAAAGAAGTAAAGAAAAAATCAAAATCAGATAAGTTTAAAAATATTTATTTTGATTTTGAAACATCAAAAGTAAAAACAAAAGATCCATATATTCATGAAAAAATAAATAATCTAAAAGCAGAGTTTCATAAAAAGAAAAAATCAAAATACTATATTGAAAAATTACTTTCACTAAAAGGTAGATTATGGAGAACTATTCACAGACCTTATTTATGCTGTGCGAGATGGTATGATGCAAAAAGAAAACAACACGCAAAAGCATACGCAATTGGTGATGATTGTGGAAAAAAAATATTACAGATGGTTTGTGAAAATGGTGGTAATGATAAAAATAAAAAATATAGAATGATAGCACACAATTGTGGTTTTGATTTTAGATTTATGATGAATTATTTATTTGCAGTAGAACAAAAAACAAAAGGTAATGGTCTAATGAATGCAAAAGGTAAGTTTTGTGTCTGGAAAGGTGATACATCAACAACATTTGATTTTGAGTTCAAAGATAGTTATAAATTAATTACCATGCCTCTTCGTAAGTTTGGTTCGTGTTTTAAATTAGAACAAGAGAAAGAAGTATTTCCTTATTGTTTATACAATAATTATAAAAATCTGGTAGAAGGTTATGTTCCAGTTGAAAAAGCAAAAAAGGAACTGGGAGAGAAATATTCATTATTTTTGGATAATGTTAGAAGATTAAAAATGGTAAAACATAATGATGCTGGTGTAGAAATGTTTCACATGATGGACTATGCAAAATATTATTGTGAAAAAGATTGTGAAGTATTGATGAATGGATATAATACATTTAGAAAATGGTGTTTAGAAGATGAAATTATTCAGATTGATGTTAATTGTGTTTGGACTATTGCATCATTAGCGAATAAGGTCTTAATGAAACACGGTTGTTTTGAAGATGTATATCAAGTTGGTGGTAGAGTTAGACATTTTTTGCAAAAATGTGTTGTTGGTGGTAGATGTTGCACCAGAGATAATAAGAAATGGAAAGTAGAAGACAAGATTGCTGATTTGGACGCAGTTTCACTTTATCCATCTGCATTTTACAGAATGAAAGGATTTTTGAAAGGAAAACCAAAAGTTATTCCAGATGCTAATTGTAATGATGATTTTATCAATAAACAAGATGGATATTTTATTAAAGTAAAAATTACAAAAGTTGGTAAAAAATATCACATACCGTGTATGTCCTATGTTGATAGTAAAACTGGTATCAGAAACTGGACTAATGAAATGGTTGGAAAAATATGTTATATAGATAAAACTACATTGGAAGATTGGAAACGATTTCAAGAGATTGAATATGATATTCTATGTGGTTACTATTACAATAATGGTAGAAACTCAACAATCAATCATGTAATAAAAGAATTATTTGATATTAGATTGAAAAAGAAAAAAGAAAAAAATCCCATTCAAGTTGTTTATAAATTAATTATGAATAGTGCTTATGGTAAAACTATATTGAAACCTATTGCAACTGATGAAAAGGTTATATATGGTGAAAGTGAAATGAAAAAATATTTAGATAGACATTATAATTCAATCATAGAATATTATAGAATATTTGATTACAGAACAAAAAATAATAATAAAATAAAACCAAAATATATTTTCAAAATCCAAAAAGACATCATGGAACATTTCAATAATGCACCAGTTGGTATTGAATGTTTATCTATGAGTAAAAGAATTATGTTTGAACCTATGTGTTTAGCAGAGGATATGGGTATTAATATTTACATTACAGATACTGATAGTATGCATATTGAATATGATAAAGTTCCAGATCTGGTAAAAGAGTTTAAGAAAAAATATGGTAGAGATTTGGAAGGAAAGAAGTTAGGACAATTGCATATTGATTTTGATTTAGATGGTTGTAGTGGAGAAATCAGTAGTAAGAAATCTATTTATTTAGGAAAGAAATGTTATATTGATATTATTGAAGGTGAAAATGATAAAGGTGAGATGGTAGAAGGTCATCATATCAGAATGAAAGGTGTTCCTAATTCTACATTGTATTATACTGCTAATCAATATACAAAAAATGGTGAAGATAATGATAAATTATGGAATATGTATGAAAGATTATTTAATGGTGAAAGGATTGGATTTGATTTATTAGAAGGTGGTAATAGAGTTAATTTTAAGTTCAACGGTGACTTTACTATTGGTTATATGAAAGAGTTTGAAAGAATATTAAGTTTTAATGCAGAAAAAGGACAATTAATAAAATGTGTAGAATAAGATATAAAATAATCTATTTATAATATATATATGGAAATAACAACGAACGGAGATGCAATTAAAGCATTAATTCAGTTAGAGGAAACCCTATATGAAAAGTTTAGAGAAGTTCAACAAAAGAAGAATGATATGATTATTGAGATGCTATCAAAAGGTGAATGCAGATGCACGAATTGTAAATCAAAAATAACAAAAGTAAAAAATAGTTTTTTTATTAAACACGAATGTAATGTATGTCATGTATCAACAGAATTAGAGAAAAAAAATAGAAAAGATATTTATCAACTTATAGATGGTAAATGGACTAAAACAAAATATTCCCAAAATGGTTGGTGGTGGAATAAACATTTATCTAACTAATTTAATATATGGAAAGTCAAAATCCACATATTAAATGGACTAAAAATCTGGAAGCATATCTGAAAGAGGTTGGAGAACATAGTTTATGCTTATCTATGTTGCATAAATCATGTGAAGCAAAATATTCACATAAAGCATTAATGATTGATTTACCAGTAATTATTCTCTCCACAATCTGTGGAAGTTTAACATTATCTGCAAAAAATCTTTTTGGAAATGAATATGAAGATGATGCATTAAAAATAGTTGGTGGTTTATCATTAATTACATCAACATTAGGAACAATACAAGCATATTTTTCATTTAGCAGAAGAGCAGAAAATCACAGAAATAGTTATTTAGAATATGCAAAACTATATAGATTTATTAAGGTTGAATTAGGGTTACCACGAGAAAGTAGAATAAGACCAAAAGATCTTTTGAAATTAGTAAATGATAATTTTGAACGATTGAATGAATTATCACCATTAGTTGATAAAAAATCAATCAAAACATTCAAGGGTAAATATAAAAAATCAACTATTGAAAGACCACCAATTGTAAATGGATTAGAAGAAATAGGTATATATACCAATAGTGAGTTTGAAGATGAACCAGTTAATTTAGTTATCGGAAATCAAAATACCATTGAGGAAAATGATACGGTTCTGGAAGAGAAACAAGATGAGGATTTGATTGTATAGGTTCTTCCATTTCCATTTGAAATATTAACCAATCTTCTTCTAATTCATCTTCTGTTTCACTTTCATGGAGAGAAATTGTTGGTTCTTCTATAACATTTAACATATAATCTCTAATAGGAAATAAACCATTTTTGAATGCACTAAAATGCGATGGTGATTGTTTATATCCTAACACTTTTAATTTTAATTCTAATGGTAATTTTTGAAGTATTTCAGTCATCATATATAGTATATATATTTTTCTCTCCATATAATAAAAATAAAATGCCTTTTAAGATTGAAAAAAAGAAAGATAAATGGAAATTATACAACATTCATAAGAAGGTTTATGTAAATAAAACATTCAATAGTAAAGAAACTGCAATATCTGCTGGTAAAGCATATATGCGATACAGAGGAGAAAAACCATATTTATCTGGAAATAAATTATTACATAGAAAAAAATAATTATATTTAGATATATTATAAAAATGCCTATGGGAAAAGGAACTTACGGTAAAAAGAGGGGCCGCCCTCCTATGAAAAAGCAATCTGCAAAGGATAAAATGGACGAACGCAAAGGAATGAAAGGAATGAAAAAAGGAATGAAATCTAAATCCAGAAAGGGTGATAAGGATTTCACCACTAAAAAAGGTGATAAAGATTTTCATGAAAAAGGAAAAGATGTGAAGAAGAAAAGGTCACCTTATCAAGCATTCGTTGCAAAACATCGTCGTGCTGGTAAAAGTATGAAAGAGATTGGTGCTATGTGGAGAAAAACCAAAAAATAAATATTTATAATATATATAATGAAACGAACTGGTGTCTGTTTTAAGAAAATTAAAGGACAAAATAAAAATGATAAGCATGATGATTATGCAACACCACAGTATGCGTGGGACGAAATCATTAATTTTATTCCTAAAAATAAAACGATTTATGAACCGTTCTATTTAGATGGAGGATCTGGTAAATACTTAAAATCAAAAGGATTAAATGTAATTCACGAAAATATTGACTTTTTTGAGAATGCAAAAAAATTAGAATATGATTTTATTTTATCTAATCCACCGTATGCTAATTGTAAAAAATTATTTAGTTTTTTGAAAGAGGTTGATAAACCATTTATGTTATTATTACCAACAGTAAAATTACATACGAATTATGTTTCTGATTTTTTTGATGGGAGAGAAACCCAGATAATTATTCCACGAAAAAGAGTTCATTTTGTAAAATATGTAGATGGTGTTGCAGTTAAAGATTGGAAACCATTAACATCTTTTGACTGTGTATGGATATGTTATAAAATGGGTTTTGATAAAGATATTCAATATGGTAAATAACATTTTTCTCTCCATGTAATTTATAATGTCCGTTCCAAAAGATAAAAAATTATACGAGAGTGTTAAAAAATCAATATACAAGAAGATACCAAAACATTCTGCATATCGTTCTGGATTGTTAGTAAAAACTTATAAGGATAGATATGAGAAGAAATATGGTAACAGAGATGCATACATTGGTAAAAAGAAAAAGAAGAAAGGTTTAGACCGCTGGTTCAAAGAGGACTGGAAAAATCAGAGAGGAGGTAAAGGATATAAGAAAAAAGGTGATATATATCGTCCTACTAAACGAGTAACAAAAGATACACCAGTAACTATGAAAGAGTTATCTAAAAAAGAAAAAGAAAAAGCGATGAGAGAGAAAAAAAGAACTGGTAGAGTAAAAAAGTTCAAAAGTGATAAAAAATAATTTTTTTGAATGTTTATGAAAAATTATTTTATTTAGGATATGTATAATGGATTTTGTTGCAAGTCAGTATAACAAAACTATCCCCAGTAAATCTACCTTTTCTCCATCAGATCATCAGTTGGAGTATAAGGACGGCGAGACAATCCGCTTTGAAATACCAGCCTTTAACGCCTTTATTGACCCCAGACAGACATACCTTACTTTTAAGGTTCGTGTAGATAATGCACCAGCAGTTGTTACATTTAGTAAAAAATGTGGAATACACAGCCTTATCAGCCAAGTTCGTGTCTATGATATGAACTCCAATTTACAACTGGAAACCATTCAGAACTATGCCGAGTTAGCAGAGAAACTGCACTTTTATTCTGAAAATAGAACTGTAAGAAATAAAAGAGGTCTTACTGAACTTTTAGAACCTTCCAGTCGTGATTTTGATGGTGTTCTTTATGATGATTTCCCATCACGAAATGGAGATAAATCTATGCTTTTCAACAGTTACACTACTGGTCGTCAAGCATCTTATGATTATTCAGTTGCTACTACTGATAATCCTAATACATGTGAGGTTGCAGTTCAGTTGTATTCTGGTATATTGGGTGCATTATCACAGAAGATGATGCCGGCCGGACTACTAACCAAGGGGCTTCGTGTTGAGATAGATCTAAACTCGGCCAAGAAATCATTAGAACTATGGTCTGGTGCTGGTATCTGTAATAATGATGGTTCAGTTGCATCTGATATTATTGAAAGTTGTCGTTTCGGTATTCAATCTGCTCTTCCTAATGCGGCCAATCCAGTTACATCTATTGACCTTTATATGGAAAAGAACCCCGGCTTCAATCAGATAGTTGCTGCCGCGGCTGGTGCTGGCCAAAGACCTACGCAGGCCGCTATTGGTAGAGAGGTTCTTCCAGTTCGTAATCAAGCATGTGGTGCATTAAATCTTTTGGTTGGAAAGACAGTTCGTGGTTTTACCAATGCAAATCCCCCAGTCCTTAAAGATATTGGACGCATTACATCTGTGGAAGTAAATGCTGGTGAAAATGGTGGTGGTATTGCAAGAGTTAGATTAAATCTGGCCGCAGCCGCTGGTGCAAATGGTAATGAGTTTATTGGAGGTGCTGGTCGTGATGCGGCTGGTGCGGCACAAGATGCTGATAATAATTCGTGTTTCATTAGTAAAGATACTATGTTTAACACCACTCCACAAGTTGTTCTTACTGATTGTAAGTTCGTTCTTAAAACAGCACAACCACCAGCCGGTTATGTAGATCAGTTAGCAAAATCTACGATGACGGAGGAAGGTGCAGTTCATGACTATCTTACTTACAGTTGCTATCGTAACAATACCACCGCAGCCGAACAAACCGTTCAGTTGAATATGCCGGTAATTAATCAGATGGCGACTTCTGTCCTCACTCTATGCACCGAAAATGGATTATCAGAAGAGGTATATCATGATAATTTAGGAACAATTGTTGATAATGCAGATAACTATAATTATTTAGTTAATAATAAATTACAACCAACAAGAAAGGTTGAATTAGGAAAACTTTCCAATGCAGTTCCTCTAACAGAACAAGTTGCCCTATGGGAAACTGAAAAAGCATTAGGAAGTGCAAGATGTATGGTTAGAAATCTGGAAGCACAAGAAGGTAATTTCCTAATTGGTCGTGCATTAGCAAAATATGGAGGTGTTTATAATTTACAAGCAGATGGTAATTTAGGACTTCGTGTTGAATATTCTACCTCTAATCCTCCCCAGAAAAATAAATTATGGATTAATCAGATTGCATCAATCCGAAGATTAGTTGTAAATAGAGATGGTGCATCAGTTATTTATTAATTTTACCATAGTTGAAATAATAATTTTATTTTAAAAAAAATCTTATTATTATTTATAAATGATGAATACACGCAGACAAGTAGTTCAAGTAAATCCAACGAATACCAGTAGTCAAGGGATATTCGGCGACAGAACTGGACTTACGCAGATTGTTTTTGAAGTGCCCGCAGACCCAAAAATCATGAATGGAAAATCCCTCCGTGTTAGTGGAACATTTACTGTTAAAAATGGAGATACATCTTTACCTTCTAATGCAACTAATTGGTGTGGTAATAGTGCAAATCCAGCATTAGCACCAGTTGGTGATATTTATATAGATGGAAGAACTGGTGTTTCTTCTGCTTTTGAAACTATTTCTATTCAGTCGCTGGGAACTGGTGGAACATATTCAACAATAAAATCATATAATCGTCTATGTTCTTCTCTTATGCCTCTTAATGAAAGTATTAACAGTTATCTGAATGGTGGTGTTGATAGTATTTATGGTGCATTAGCAAAAGATGTATCACAAGCAAAAAAATGTGATAAACCTTTTGAGTTCGCAGTTCCTATTTTGGACGGACTTATTCAAGGTGTGCCCATAGATTTAAGTTTAGTCCAAGGCCTCCGCATAGTAATTACTCTGGCTCCATCTAATTATGTTATTAATAACAATAGATTTAGAGTAAGTAATTCAAATGCTGGTAGAACTGATGGTGGTGCATTTTATGAAATGAGTGATTTAGTTCTTTCTTTTGAATGTGAAACTGGTGACGAACAGTTCCAACAGTCACTCATGGCAAATAAGAATGGTGTTCTTACTTATAATACATTTACTTCCTTCTATAATGTGATTAATGGAACAGACCATAATCTTTCACTTAATATTAATACTGGAAGAACTCTATCAGTCATTAGTAATCTTATTCCATCTTCTTTTGTTAATAATTATGATTATGATAGTCAGAGAACATTCCAACCTCTGCAAGAAAAAGGAGGTCAGTTGGAGAGAAATATTCAAGTTGAAGATATTGTATTTACAAAAGGTGGTCTTCGTATTCCATTAGATTTTGAGGTTCAATCAGAAGAAACACAAGCAGAAGGTGTTGCTGATAGTTTAAAAAATAAGATAGAACTTAATGCAATTAGATATGGTTGGAGATTAGCAAATGCTGTAAAATCTCTCAAAACTGAACTTTCAAATGATGTTGGTGCTGGTCTAACAACTGTTGGTGGTGATGGCCAAGCAAGATATTCACGACTTCGTTACAGTATTAATGAGGAAGACCAGATACAGAATTATAATATTGGTGTTAGTATGGATCATATTTCAGAAAATGGTCTTAACTTTAAGGGAACACCTTTTGGAATGAGAATGCGATTGAAGGCCCCAACTGGTGCAAATGTTGAACCTCATTCACTATATCTTTTCATTAAACATAAAAACTCAATCATGATACAGAATGGTGCTATTTCAGTAATGAACTAATTTAGGAAATCTCTCCCAATATAATATTAAAAAAAAGTGTTGAATTAAAATATTTTAATATTATATATTATAAAATGAGTAGAGGACAACCACTCCCCCCAGTTCTTCGTGCAACTACTATGGAAAGACCAGTAAATCAAGATGTGAATACAGATCTTCTTTTTCCAGTTAATTTTTCCCAGCAAAGTTGCAAGTTCGTTTTTGATAAGAAAGGCGTATTAGATAGTAACAGCCAACTTAATTTAGCACAGATTGTTGTGAATAGCGCCCACGCAGATGATACTAATTCAACTCTTCCAACATCTACTGGTGCATTAGCGATGATACGCAGAGCATATTTAGAGATAGGAGGTCGTCGTGTTTCTGATTTAGTTCAAGTAGGACAGTATTCAACATGGAAACGACTACATTTTTCAAATGAATACAAAAAAGGTATAGTTCAACCAAAACAAGGTGGTAATGATGTTTTTGTTGGTTCTGCGGCCAGAGTTATTCGTGCTACTAATGATATAGTAACACAGAGAACCAGAGGTTTCGGAATGCCTACTGGAACATTGGGCCGTGAAAGTTCAGAGTTCGCTGTAAATGATTTTGATAGTTCTGCAACTTATGGAACACAACAAGCAGACCAGAGTGATGTTGCTGACCCACCAAAACGACGCATTACAAGAGATCCTAATACAACTCCTTCTTTTGCTATTGGTCTGGGACAACTTATTCCTTTCCTTTCTGGTGGAGTTCAGATACCACTCTTCGCCATTCGTGAGGAAGTCAGTTTAGTTATTGAATGGGCTGACCCCACATTCGGTCACAGATTTTATCCACCACAGACAGATGCGGCCGGAAACGCACAGAATGCAGCCGATTGCACTTCCACTATTGTAGAAAACTCTGTATTTATGTGTGTTGATTATCTCTTTTACCCAGACCTAATGGCTGGATTAGCAGAAGAGATTATGCAGAGAGGTGGTTTTGATGTTCCATATACTGAAATCCTTACACAAGAAAATATGCTTATTACTGGTGCTGGTGATGGTGCATTTAATTCTAATTTCCAGTTAGCATTAGGTGGTAAAAAGGTTAAACATATTATCGTTCAGAAGGAATTGGTTGATGGTGCTAATGAAAGTATTAATAATTTAGGTCGTTACAATAGTTTAGCATTCCGATTGGGAGAACAGATCCAGTTGAATATTGATAGTAATAATTACTATTCACGACCACTATCTAACGGTTCATTACAGAAACATGAAGCAGATATGGTAGAAGCATCTCCACTCCAACTCTGTGATTATCGTTACAGTTGGTTTAATCAAACTGATCCGGCTGGTGCAATTGGTGCAAATGATGTTGGTCTTTCAGCACGATTGGTAAATACTTATACTAATGATAGTGAATGTGGAAGTCAGCATTGGATTGGTATCAAATTGGAGAACTCCTTCGGTCAAGGTATGAGAATGTCTAATCTTCCAGTAATTTACACTACACAGAGCAAGCCGGGCATCGGATTAGCGGCTGCGGATCAAGATACTCAACGACGAGTTCGTTTCTTTACTGGTATTCAGAAGGTTCTCAATATTTCACAAGGTATTGTTACCCAGATAGAATAAGTTTTTGAATAATGCTAATTAAAAAAATTAATTAATATTATTTTGCATGTTATTATAGTTTTAGAGTTTTTTCATTTACCTCTAATCTCTTTTCAACATATTTATGAATAAAATCTTTTCTTTCTTCGTTTATACAATCTAAATTATCCTCAAAATATTCATCTAAATATAATCTTAATTCTGGGTGTTTTTCTGCTTTTGATACTTTAATAAAATAATGCATCATATAAGCGATTTCACTAACATTATGAAAACGATTTTTGGAAATACAAAAATTACGAAAATCAAGCATAGTCATTATGGTTAGAGTATTCATATAATATTATAAGGAAACAATCCTTTATACTCCTTTTCCAAAGCATTTAATAAGTTATTTATTTTGTTGTTCTTTCTTCTTTTTGTAGTATGCTCTCTTTTTTTCCAAAATCTTTTCTCTGTTAGCATCGTAATATTTTTTAGATGCTTTAATATACTTTTCCCTACCAGATGCTGTCTGCTGATATTTTGCACTATACAATCTCATTTTTTCTCTTTTTAATTCGTCTTTTTCTTTTTGTTTCTTAACCATTTCTAAAAGTTCTTCTTTCGTCATATTAGTAATATCGTCCATATTATATATTATAATAACATTTTATTTAAACCATTTTGAACTTATCTATTTCTTCTTAACTTTATAAAACATTTCCTCATTTTTAGGCATACGCTTTTTAGGTTTCTTTTTAGTTGCTATAACTGCTAAATAATCAGTAGGTTCTTCTACCTTACCATTTATTGCATTTATTGATGGATTATCCAATCTTTTTGCTGGATTTTTAAAAGTTTTTAATTTTTTATCTCTTTTTATCTTTTTAAACATATTATAATATATCTAAATATTATAATGTCGTTAGTGTTTTTGAAGAGTGAAAACAGAGAGAGTAGCAATCTCGCCAATCCACATAAACCCAGTAGGTTTAGTAATTATTTTACTCAACCACTACATTTAGAACCTAATTCACAAGTTGCTATGGTGAATACAAAGTTTAATTTAGTTGCTGGGGCCCAATTAGATAATACTGGAACATTAGAGTTTCGTATAGGTCAATCAGAACTTAATCAATCTATTCAGTTACCATTAAAAGACCCATATATCATTAATTGGGAAGGTGAAACTAATGGTATTGCAAGAGCATGTAATATGTTAGGTTTAGATGATGCATTTAATCATGTATATGTAGATCAAGCATTTCCAACTGTTGGTGGTGTTCCAGCATCAGCATTTAATCAACAAGATATTTTTAATGCTGGAACTAATTTTTTTTATGCAGAGGGAGAGAAAAAGTGTTATGCAAGATTGGTTCAACGACCAATTAATTTAATGTTTAATCAAGGTTTTAATGCGGCTGGTGTTGTTACTGGGCCTACTATTTTTTATAATCAACCTAATGGATACGGCCCAATGATCTCTGGTGTTAATGTTGGTAATGGTGATAATAGAATAGATTTTACTGATTTAACTCAATATGATGTAACTAATGTTGCAACTCTGGGTGCTACTACTTATGGTGCTGATGCTACATTAAGACAACCACGATATGGTGGTTCATCAACTGGAACAAGTAATGCAAGTAATTTTTATAATACTAATTATGCGGCTACAAGATTAGCAAGAAGTGCAATTGATTATGGTAGGGCGATGGGTGATGCACCAGAACCAGCCAATATAGGAGCCCCAGATAATTCTATTATTGCTTTTAATAATTATGCATTAGCAGTTCAAGATCCAGCAATTAATCCAGCAGATTATGATAGATTTTGGGGTTATTCTATGGAAACATCAAGATGTGGTATAAAACAATATGTTGGAAATCAAGCATTAAATGCAGTTCCAGAATTAAATGGTGGAGGTCACGATTTACCATCTGGAACAGATAGTGGAGGTTACAATATTTATTTACAAGATAGTGTATCATCTGCGGCCGCAAGAACTTATTGTAATGTAGCAGATGTAGGTGCAACATTTGAAGGAAGAGTAGGACTAACAGCACACGCATTTGGATTACATAGTGAGAAGTTCGTTCATACATGTGCTGGTGAGTTTGGAAGTTCCGATAATACTAATTTTGCGGCCAGAAGAACATTTATACAAAAATGTGATATGAATGCAAGTGATGATAGTTTGTTACCACAACACGCATTAGCAAGATATATTATTGGTGTTCGTTATAAATGGACTGGTAATTCACCTAATAGAAGATTGGTAGCACAAGCAGAAATAATAGATCCAGAAGCAGAACCTACATTTTCTGAATATTTACCAATAGGCCCAGAATTAGATATTACTGAATTATCACAAGGTAGAAATACAGCAGTAAATGGTGCCCCATTTAATTTTGGTGGTAATTATGATATTAATGTGCATGGAGGTGCTAATACAGAAGCATTTTTATGTTGGAGGTTTAGATGGACTTCTCCATATCAGATTTCAATTGAGTTTTGTTTATCAGTTGATGGTGTTGCTGGTTCTTATCATTTGGAAAAAGATGAACCTTATTTGCCTCCGGCTGCAAGTGACCCTACTGCTGGTTGGTGCAAGTTATATGATATGAATGTAAATGATAATGGAACAACTGGAAAAACATATTATATAAATAACTGGCACAACGGCCTTATTTTTGTAAGTTATCCAACATTGAGAGGTCAGATTAATTTTAATAAAGGATTTTATGATACACGACTTCCTAATCGTTTGCATCAGCCGGGCGTTATAACCTCAATACAAGATGTGGTAAATATAAATAAATTACAAGATTACACTAATATGTATTACTGGAATAAAAATAATATTCCCTTTTATTCTGAACCACAGATGGTATCATTTAAAGATGATAATGCTGGAACAACAGTTCAAAGAATGGAAAACTTTACACAAGAAAGATTTGATGCAACTGGTTTGGTTGAAAAGGAAATATCGTGGTTAGTTCTACCAATAAAGGATTTAGCAGATGCTAATAAGTGGAGAGCATGGGATAATTTTGATGATGATGAAGATATGTATCAAGTTGGATTTCCTAATGATTTTACATTTGGTGTTGAGTTTGGATTAGTCAATAGCACAGATGCTGGTGTATTAACATGGAATGATGATATTGCTGGTATTGGAACTCCATTTGAACTATATGGACTTAATCCAGTTTCAACAGTTTCTGCTAATTTAGCATCAGTTTCTCTCCACTATCAATTAACTAATCTTCCTCTTCTTTCACAAAATGGTGTGAAGGCAACAACTAATAAAACATTTTATGTTGTTGATACATTATGTGTTGCAAGTGGAGGTCACGAAGAAGAAAGAAAAGAAGGTTGGTATTGTCATGAACCACCAGAGAAACTATGGATTGATTTGAATAATATAGGGCCGTTAGATCTCAATAGGCTGGAAATATTAATAACAGACGATGATAATAAAGAGATAGGTAATTTAAGATATGATACCACATTAGTGTTGTGTTTTAGACAGAAACCTAATAATACTGGTGCATCACCATTTCAAGGTGGAACACAGATTAATCAGAGATATGATCCATCACATACATTCTATACCAATACACAAGCACCACAGTAAAATATTTTCGTTTATATATTATATTTTTTTCTTAACTATAATATATAAGGAAATGAATAGTTTAGGAGATTACAACGGAGGAAGAATGGTAAATAAAAAATTACCAAAAACATATCATACATCAGTTGCTGGAACTGATAGAAAGTTTGGAGATAGTTATGAAAGGAAGTTTAATGGAATAATTAATAAATGGTTTGATTGTGTTTTTGAAAAAGAAAGGTCTGGTTGGGGTGCAATAGATTTTTTCAATAAAGAGAACAAGATTGCAGTAGAAATAAAAAGAAGAAGAATAAATAAAAATCAGTTCTATGATATTATTATTGGACTTAATAAATATAGGGCTGCAAGAAAATTAATGAGAAAAGGTTATAAGGTATATTTCTTTTGGAGATTTAAAGATAGATTATGCTTTTGGAATGTTCCAACAATATTACCAGATTATGTTAGAATACAAAAAGGTGGAACATATAGAAGAGGTGCTAATGAAACATCAGATTGTTTGTATATACCTATGGATAAATTACATGATTGGAGAGATTTTCCATCATATATAGATTATATGGAAACTAATAATATAGTAAATGTTTAGAAAGATTAAAAAATATAAATAATTTTTTAATATTTTTATAGTTTATATGGACGAAGAAACTGCAAAACTATTTCCAACAGTCAATCCCAATATTAATGAAGTTATAGAAAGGGAAAAGGCAATAGATGGTGAAGAAGTAATAATGGAAGACGAACAACCAGAAGAGAAATCAACACAAAAGGATATGTTTGTGAATAAAAAGACAAAACCAAAAAAGAATGTAAAGTTTGAAGTTGGAGAGAAAAAAGAAAAGAAAGATAAATACGCACATTTGGCGGCTGCAAGACAAAAAGGGATTGAAACACGCCGGCGCAAGGCCGCCGAGCGGAAAGCACTAAAAGAAGCAGAGAAGAAAAGAAAAGAAGAGGAAAGACAAGCAAAACGAGAAGCAACGATGGAAAGGAATAGACAAAAAGCAAAAGAAAGATATTATAAACAAAAACAACAGAAACAAAATATTCCAGAGAAAATATATAAGGAAACAAAACCACAACGCAATCAACAAAATATTTCACAACAAGTAAATAATCCAGCCAATCACATGGACTTTAACACTTTTGCAAAATATATGATGAAATATGAAAATATGAAAGAAGCATATAATAAACAAAAAAATAAAAAGACAGTAGAAAAAAGAGAACCAGTAAAAACAAAACCTATACCACAATATAATAGTCCTAACTATCCATTAGCACATTTGTATAATCCTAATTTGAGAAATACGAGTAATTATAATTTTTAATTTATTCTTTTATAATATATATAAATGAATAAAGGTTCTAATTTAGATGTATTACCAGTTCAACCAATAGAAGTAGAGAAAACAAAAAATATACATGAAACTCTACCACAGATTGATAGAAATAAGGGATTTCTATTACTATTACTCGGCTCTGTTAATAGCGGAAAATCCACAGTCATAGCCAATTTATTGTTGAATAAACACATGTATGGTGGAAAGGAAAGTGCATTTGATGGAGGAACATTCGTTTTCTCTCCCAGTATTGAATTAGATGATACTATGAGATTTGTTAGAGAACATTGTGAATGTTATTCTGAATATAAACCAGAGTATCTTAAAATGATAAAAGATAGACAGATGGAATATGAAAAGAAAAAAAGACCAAAAATATGTATAGTTGCAGATGATGCAGTAGGATTTTTACCACGCAGTTTCTTTTCATTTTGCACGAAATATCGTCATATCAATAGTAATTTAATGCTATCAGTTCAGAACTTTCGTTCATTATTACCAACAGCAAGATCTAATGCTAATCATGTAATTATAATGAATGGAATGGTAAATGAGCGAGAATGGGAAAAAATATTGGAAGAATATGATAGTATATATAAGGGAACATTAACATATATGTATAAAACATTTGCAAAAGAACCATATAGTTTCTTATATTTAAAATTACGAAAAAATCCAGCAGAAATGTATAAAAACTTTGGAGAGAAATTAGATTGGAAGAAATATAGAAAAATAGCACAACAATATAAAAGTATAAAAGATTTAGAAAGTGATGATGAACGAGATGAGGATTTTTAGATATTTATAATAGATATATATTTACAGTTTTTTATAAATATATATAATATATAAAATGAATACACAATTAATATATTGCAGTAAAGGAAAAGCGAGTGTATCTAATGATAGAGATGGAACATTTTTTAATGAGATTGGAAATGGTATAGTGGTAGATGAAGGAGATGAAATAAGTGTAGAACAAGTATGTATCAATAGTATCGGTATTGGTGCAGATGTTATAGAAGTTCCAGCAAAAATACAAAATTATCCTTATTCTACTTCTGGTATGGTTTTCAACTGCTTTTACTATATTAATCAAAACTTTCGTTATATGTGTTCTGCACCACCTAATAATATGACGGCTGCTACCGATATAGTTACAGTTATAACACAAGATGATTATGGATATGTTTCAGATACATATACATATCCAGCATTACCAGTTACTAATTTGGAAAGTAATAATGGTTATATAGGAACAAGTGGTGGAAGACGATTTTATGTTGGTGGATATTTCAGTAATCCTAATGAACTAAAACAAGGTGGTATGTATCCATTAAAAGCGTATGGTGGTGTTAGAGTTTTCCCAACACAAGAAGGACATTGTTTTTCATGTTTGGAAGCGAATATAAGATTTGATGTTGATGTAGGTTATGATAGTCCCAGTAATATAGCAGAAAAAATAACAGTAGATATGCATTCTGCTAATGCATCAGTTCAGTTTGGTAGAAATAATTCAACGCAGATTAATTCAAGAATATTTGGTAATTTTCAGAATGCAATCCCACAGATGGCTGTATTAGATGAAGATTGTTGTAGCACAAGTATTAATGGATTGGCTGGTTTATATACAACAACACCAGCATCATATAATTTTTATGGTGCATTATTTGCAACAGATAATCCTTTTTATTTGATATATGGAAGTAGATTGTTAAGTAAGTTTATAAATGACGGCGGCAGTGGGCCAAAAAATAATACATTAGTTCAGACATTAGGTGCTGGTGGAGTAGCACACGATAATGATATTTATAATGTATTTGATCTACCTTTTCAAGCAGGCCCTCCAATTGTAACAGTAATACCAGATAACTATATTTTAGTAACTAATTTACCTTATAATGAAAGCACTCTGAAACTATTGCATAAGTTCATGAAAACACAGAAAATATTTACAGAAGGTTCAAGCACATTAACAACAGATGATTTGGAAAGTGCAGACATCAAAAAGACATATTATATGCCTATACAGTTTGGAAGACAAAAAAATAATGATGCTAATATTACAGTTGGGTTACAATCACCACTTACTGATCCAGCAACACAACCACCAGAGATATTTTATACATTAAGAGCAAGAGTGTTTTTTGATGAAAATCAATTAGGTAATTATGAATTACCACCAGATTTTTTAGCAGAAGGTGCATCTATTGATGATAGTGCTTTGATTACTTATGAAGGACAACAATATACAGCAGTTAATTTAGCAAAGAAATTAGATATTATGATTAGATGTGTTAATACTGGCCCACAAGGTAATAATGAATTAAATGTAGCATTCTCTATGTTTGAAGGACAAGTTTTGGATAAAAAAGGATATAATGGTAGTTATTGTTTGGTTGATTTAGGATTACAAAATCCTCTATGTATTCAAAATGTATTAGTAAATCCAGATATTGTTGATGGTGGATCTGCAACAACAGCGGCTGATTATGCAAGAATAATGCAAGTGGGAGCCCCTAATATGAATATGACTTTTGATAGTGTAAGAAATAGATTTGGTATAAGTAACATGAGTTGGCCGAGATATTTAGATAATGCAGGCCAGACAACTGCTAATCCTTCGGCAGGACAACAAGCAATAACAACTAATTATAATCAATTCACAATTCCACAATTTCAGAATAGTAATATAGCAACCTTACCATATACCTATTATTCACAATCTGGTATTGGTATAGTAACATTATCGGTAATTGATGATAATGATAATGAAATCCAGATAGATCAATTTGATGCTGATGATATAAAAGCAAAGTTTGATAATTCTATTTTACAGAGAATGGGTTTTACATTCAGACAGTTAGCGAATTGGTTTGGAACTAATCCTAATTGGTGGTTCGTTCAAAAAAATTATGAAACAGTAAAACCAGTTACTAATGCGAATGCATTTCCATATCCTCTTACTAATAATTTAAGATTTGATACAGCACTTAACATCGGTTTATCAGTTAATAATAGTAATTTACCTATGTTTAATTTATCAACACAGAGAGAATATTTGAATATAAATATCTCTGCTAATCACGATACATGTTTCGCAGTAAATCTACCAATTAAATTAGTAACTCCATTTTATCTGGTAAAATCAGATATATTTGAAGGAGATGTAGCATTCAATAGTGAAAATGGAGGTGCAACTGAAAGTATAATGATATGCACTAATAAAGCATATACATCTGGTGATTATGCATATTCATTTGGAACACAGTATAGTTTTAAAGCAACAAAATCATTTGTAATTACTGGAATTAAAACTGCAATACTAAAACCAGATTTAACACCAGCAGAAATAGATGAAGGAACTGCTGTAATTTATAAAGTTGTAAAACCAGTTAAGTTTTTTGAATTATTAGAAGCAGACCAACAGATTATGCAACAAAAGAAATCTGATAATAAGAAGAACCCAGCAACCTCAAAATAATTACATTCCTAAATCTCTTTTTTTGATTGTTCCGTGTGGGTCATATTTTTTAAGTAATCCAATTGCTGATTGCATAGTTTCAAGCATTTTTTCCATCTCATATAATTTTTTCATATATTCGTGATTTTCATTAAGTAATCTATGATTTTGGATAAATAATTCTTCGGCCATACTTTTGGGGCAACCGTGATTTCTAATCCTATTAAATATTTTCATCTGGTTATCATTCATAGGTGGATAATTTATACCAGCATAATATCTATTTTCAAGAGGATTAGTATAAGTATTATGATTTACTGTATTTCCACAGCAATCACATCTTCTGGGTGTAGTATGAGGGTGTGTATCCATATCTCTAATATTCATCGTAATATGCATCTATTTTGTTAGTCAGATTTCATTTCAATTTTATGTTTAATTCCAGAAAATTGAAATGCTATAAAATAAAAGGGTAACTATGAAAATCATTTCTTCTTTTTCATTTCTACACATTCATCGTCAGATAACCAGATAATATCTCTGGGTAAATTAAGTCGCCAACAATAATAGAAGCAATCAAAATTACATGCATTTTTTGTTTTATCTGGTCTTTTACCATCTATTAATTTTTGGAATTGTATCCTTTTGCGTGGAATAATTATTTGTATAGGATTTTCTGCATCTGCGAATAAATGTCTAAAATATTGTGTATTTATTTTTGAAGAGGGTAATATCATAATGAATGGTTTATTTAATTCTTTTAATCTGGTAAGGACTTCTTTTGTTTTTGAAAATGGTGGATTACTAACAATAATATCACCCTTATCATTTTCAAAGAAATCAATATCTTCGTGTATAGTTTCATATCCTAATTGTTGCAGATATGTTCCAGATTGACCGTTACCATAAAATGCCTCCCAGAGAGTTTTACCTTTTGGTATATAATTTTTTATATTCTCCCACGCATATTTTGGGGTCATATAATCATCGTGTTTAATAAAAGTTTTTGTGTGAAATCCGGCCATCGTTATAATATACTTATATTTTATTAATGGAATTATAAATCAATTTTCATATAAAACCAGAAAA